GAATCCATTTTTTTACACCATGATTTATATAATTGTTCATAAAAATGAATTTTATAGTCTAAAATTATAATATTTTCATCCATAGTATTTTTTATAAAAAAAATATTCTATATTTGCATTATATATTAAAAATTTTATCTATTTATTTTCATAACCAATTCGAGTAATATGAATTGGATCTATATTATATTTTGCAATTATAGTTTCAAAATGTTTTTCTGCATCTTCTTTTAATTTAAAATTTATATGATTTTCATCAAATATACTTGATTCCCATCTCCATACATCATTAACTATTGTAATAGATATATACTTTGACATTCCTTTCGACCATGGTTTTGATCTTTTTTTTGTTAAAGTTAGACGGTCAATATAATCATTTGTTATATCATCAAAATTTCGTTTTTTTGATTTCTCTTGAATAATTTCTTTTAATTCTAATATTTGCTTTTCTTGGTCTTTTTGTTTTTGAATAATCTCCTGTAGTTCTAATATTTGTTTTTCTTGGTCTTTTTGTTTTTGAATAATCTCCTGTAGTTCTAATATTTGTTTTTCTTGGTCTTTTTGTTTTTGAATAATATTTTGAAATTTACTTATTTTAGTATCTTCAATATAATTTGTTATTTTAACTATATTTGTTTTAATATCAATTAATGTATGTCCATAATCTATTTTTAATTGTTCAATACTATTTTCTACTTCATCTATCTTTTTATAAATATTTCCATAATATTCATTGTGTCTATTTAATATTTCTTTATGAAATTGTATATGTTCTACTATTCTAGATGTATTTACTAATGATATTTGATGATTCATTTGAGTTTCTTCTTTATAACTTTCTAATTCATTTATTTTATCTTTTAATTGATAATTGTAATCACTTGGAGTATACATTGTTGTACGATTAAAATCAAATGTAAAATCCATTTTATATATAATTATATATAATTATATATAAATTGTTCAATTTTTATTATGACGATAGGAAGAATAAAAATTGGAAATTTTTCTAAAATTTACATTCCTGATACGCAACAGGAAAACAAACTGCATCACGAATATTCTCCATTCCTGTACATATTCTTACTAAACGATCAAATCCTAATCCGGCACCAGCAGTAGGTGTTGATCCATTCCTTCTTAGATCAATATACCATTGAATTGGTTTAATATCCATTTTTCTTTCATCTACAACTTTCATTAACTTATCATAATCATGTTCTCGAACGGATGATCCAATTAATTCACCTAGACCAGGTATAAGTAAATCACATCCTTGTACTGTTCGATTATCATCATTCTGTTTCATATAAAATGATTTTAGATCCTTTGGATAATTATATACAAATACAGGACTATTAAATTTTACTTCTGCAATATATTTTTCGCATTCTGATCCTAAATCATCACCCCATTTGGGTATACTTGTTAATTTATATTTATCTATAATTTCTTTTTCATTCTCAATTATAATTTGTATTGCATCATCATATGATATACGTTGATATGTTTTAGAACAAAATGATTTTAATTTATCTATAATCCCTTTACTTGTAAATTTATTAAGTTCTTCTAAATCATCCATATGATTATCTAGTATTCTCATGAAACAATATTGCGTATAATGTTCTGAAATATCCATTAAATCGCCTAAACATGTCCATGCAAATTCCCATTCGATATGTTCAAATTCTGCAAGATGTCTCGACGTTCTAGATTTCTCGCTTCGAAATGATTTATTTGATGTCCATACTTTAGATAATCCTGCACACAATAATTCTAATTGTAATTGTGATGATACCGTTAAGAATGCATGTTTTTCAAAAAAATCTTTTGTGTAATCAATTTCATTTGTTTTATCTATTACTGGAATATTATTATTTTTATGTAACATATTGGTAATTGTAAATACTTCACCGGCACCTTCACAATCACTAGTAGTTACAATATTAGGATTCAAATGTTTTGCACCTAACATATCAAAAAAATCATGTGTCGCTTTTGATAATCCTGAGCGAATTCTATAAACTGCATTTAATGTTCTTGTTTTAACACGTACATCTTGATGATCACGTAAAATTTCTAAACTCATCTTTTTTGCATTTAAAATATATGTTAATGGATCATGTATTAATCCTATATGTTCAATAGAATATAATTTTAGTTCAACACGATCAATTAAATTTGGAATTAATACTACAGTACCTAATACAGAAAGAGACGATCCAATTGATAGTGTATTTAATTTTTCTATAAAATCTTTATTTTCAGTTGTAACTTGAATTGTTTTTGATGTTGATCCATCAAACATTTCTACAAATGCAAGATTTGCTTGAATTCTTTTATTACGAACCCAACCGTTAACAACGATTGTTTCATTTAATAACGATATATCTATTTTATTAATATCAATGTAGTGTTGTTTATACTTTATTAAAGAAGTCATTTTATTATTTATAAATTTATGTTTTTATACTAGGAAATACTAAAAATAATTATGGTGTTATGTCTTTTGGAATTTGATCACCGTTAATCATCCAATTACGAATAATATCATCTCTCATTCCAACTCCATCCACATTAACTATATTACCAAATCCATCATCCATAAATAACCATGACATTAAACCACCATCTGCAACAGCATAATCTCTTCCTCGATTTCCGTAATCTGTAAGAATCATCCATTGATAATAACCCATTCTTCTATGTTCAGGTAAAATTTCTTCGCCCATATTTGTACTATAAGGTCCTATATGTGATGCTGGAAATAAACTTATATATTTAGCACCAGCATTACGTAAATTATCTTCTGGACTATCAGATTCACCATATGCTTTTGCATCAACATAATCACGATGACTAATACGAAGTAACCAATTTGAAAATATTAATTTACCTTTATCCCAATCACCACTATTTTTTGCAGAGACAAATTTATGAGAACGACCATTTGTTTTTGCTGGTTTTGCTCTCGCAATATCAAATCCATATTCTTTATCATGATCATGAAAATAAACACCCCAACGTCTTTTCATTTGAAAAGGTTCTTTACAAACAGTATATCTTAATTTTCTTCTAAATCCGATTAACATATTTGTAAAATCAGTTGAATCGCTATGAGGTATATCAACTGCTGCTAAATTTCTAAATGGCATATTATTTGGATTTCCATTTTTATCTGTATAATTAAAAATATCATGACGATGAGATTGTGGATCAGATTTTAAATTAGTAAGTTTACCTCTAAGAGCTAATGTAGTAGAATTAAATTGATCAATCATATATGCAAATTTATTTTCAAGACCGCTTCCTTCTGGTACAGAGTCATTAAATGATTCAACAATACTACTAGTTATCCCTGCAACAACATCGATACCTGGAATAGGTAATGCTCCGATTAAAATAAATGCAATAGATAAAACATTATTGAAAGCATTCTTATCTTTTCCAGAAGGAGTGCCTGCATCTAATTTTAAATATACTTCACCAATTACACTTTGAGAATAATTATATGATTGATCACAAAAATCAATCAATGCTTGAAGATTTGCATCTATTTTAGTTAATTGTGCTGGTGTAAATGGTATATCTGGTTGTGTTGACATTATATATAATATTATAAAATAAATATATTTTAAATACTCAGTATAAAATATCTAATTAAACATACGGTCCATAAAATAATCTTGAAGTTCTGACATTACTACTATCATTTTTTCAGTATGATAGTTATAATCATATTCACTATATTCTTGATCATTAAATTCGTTTTCGGACTCAATTTCTGGTACTTCTTGTAAATATAATATAATCTCATTATATTGATATTGTTTTAATTGATAACAATTCTTTTTAAGGGTATGTGCTAATAATCTAATTGCAGAAATATACATTTTTGCAAAGCTTTCACTAATTTTAATTTTTGTAGTTTTAATATCATAAAATGGTAGTATACCATCATCTTCACAATATTTATTATAAACATACTGACGAATATTAAGTGTATAGGTATTCTTTCTTTTTATTATGCTAAAACTTCTACAATTCTTATATGTCTTAGTTGTTGTCTCATTCTTATTAATAGTTAATACTCCGTTATTATAAGAAAATATATTTACCAAAGGGATGTGCAAAGTGTTTTCAGACGTTGCCATTTTACTAGGAATGTATTATATTCCTAGTGATATATAAATATCTTTAACATGGATATAAAGTTTTTTTTTCAATTTTTTTAAATGTGTATAAAATAAATTATTTTTTAACATAAGATGCATTACGTCGTGATATCACTCGTTGAAGAATTTCAGTTATCTGTGCAAGATCTTCTACATTATCCATCGCATCTTGCATACTCAATGGATTTTGTTCAGACTGTTTGTAATTCTTAAATAGATCACTAATTAATTTATCTGATAAATGTTTTGCTTCTTCTGTTACTTCATTTTTGGTGCGTGAAAATTTATAGTGTGTTGTCTCCATGGTAGTCATATGAATTAATAATAATATATTGTATCATAATAATTTTTCAATTTTATCGTGTACAAGTAACTCTAAAATAAATTTTATCGTGTCCACCATTCAGTATGATTTAAGTGATATCCATATTTACGTTTTGTATTTGTATTTAGATATGGATATTGAGCATTAAATTCAGCAGCATTCTTTTTTACTTTTTCTAACATCTCAATTGCTTCTTGTTCATTATTTGGATATACATTATAATAACTACTACCTCCAATTGTACCACCAGATGGAAGTCTAGTTTCCCAACTAGAAAAAATAAGATATTTTGCTTTTGCAAACAATGAGACAGTATCTGCCATTTGATATAATATTATATTAAATATTATATCAAATTATTTTTTCAATTTTATTTTATTAAAATCTGGATTATCGAGTTTAAGAAGGATGAGAGACTTTAAATTTATTTAAAGTCAGGGTTGCACTCCGAAGGAGTGATGACAGATTTCCGATTTATTGGAAATCTGGATTACCGAGTTTACGAAGGTGCCCTGACTTTAAATTTATTTAAAGTCAGGGTTCCATCCATTATGACCACTCAAGAAATAACTCAAAAACCAATTCATTTCTTTTCCTTTTTTAGTATATACTGCATCACCAAAATCAATCACATATACTTTACCTTTTTTCTCAATAAAATTATATCCTGTAATGTCAATATATTCAATACCTTCTTGATCATATAAAATTCTTAATATAATACGAATTTGATCCCAAATAATTTTAGGTACATCTTTTGGATCTTCACCATATTTATCTGCAATATTCATTTCATTAATATCTTCCATTGTAATATTACCAATATATTTTCCATCTTCTTTATTAAAATTAATTTGTGATTTTATTATTTTAGGTGAAAATCCATAATTTGCTGCAATTTCTTGCATTTCTATTTCACGCGATATTTTTCGTTCTTCGTTTGCAAGAACCATTTTATAATATTGTGACATTTTTTATAATAAATAATATTTATACTTTAAATAAAACAAATAAAAATATATATTTTGTATATATTATGGA